ATGAACGATCCTATGTTTGTCGAAACGCTAATTATTTCCTCATCATTTTTTATCATCGCGATTATTTTGATTGCTTCCGTGCTGCTGCTGGAAAACGGCTGACCGTTAGCCAGCCGCTGTATTTATTGTTTACGGAACGTCACCAGTTCAGGACGGGCGATACGCAGATAGTCCTGGGTATCCATTATCACCGATTTTTCCAGCAGGCCGGCGTTAAAGGCGATTTCATCGAAGCGCTCAAACAGCAGCGGATCGGCGACCAGCGTCAGATCCGGATGAAAGCTGAAGGGGGGAATGGCGCCGAAAACGCAGCCGGTAAGCGCATCCACTTCTGCCGGACTGGCGAGAGAGGCCTTTAGCCCACCGAAATGGCTGGCCAGCAGGCTCAGATCGGCCTGCCGATCGGCGGCAAGGATTGCCAGAATATGTTTCTTAACGCCGTTGCCTTTTACCTTGCAGACCAGTGCTTTTGCACCCTGCCGGAGATCGGTCCCGCGAATTTCACTGACCGCTTCGCATTTCCCAACGGCCTCATGCGCCACCACGCGAAAGCGCGCCTCCTGCTCGGTTAATAAGCTGATTAGGCGCTGATGGGTCGTCGTCCCGGTCACGTCATCAGACATAACGATTTCACCTGTGATTTGCCAATACGTAGCTTGCTACATTAGCACGGGACGGAGAGGGCTGAAAGAAAACAGCCAGCGGGAGCGCTGGCTGTTGGGTCATGCGTTGCTGGTGGATGACTGTTTCTGGAGCAATTCGCTAAAATCTAAGTGACTGAATTTAATTCGTAAAACTCTTTCCCCAAAACATCCCCAAAATAACTCCCCAAAACTCCCTGTTTAAATCACAACTTTTTTCCATTCTAGACCACGATCATCTCCATACATTACGCTCATTGCTTCGGTTTTATGCCCTAAAAGAGTTTTGACATCTATACCCTGAGCTTTGTATGTTCTTGATGAAAGCGAGCGCTGTTCATGAAACGGCGGAAGGGCAGTGCAATCCTTAGGCCAGGTAATATTTGCTTTATCTCTTGCCTCCTTAAAATATCTTGATATTGTTTTTTCGGGAACGTGAGATCCCGCTTTACCGTAAGCGTGATGCTTAACATGGTGGATCAGATAAGGGCTCACTACTCTATCGCGACACTTACTAATAACATCAGCCAGAGTCAACCCGATTGCATCGCACTTTAAATTTAAGGGGATGGCTAACTTCATTCCGGTTTTATTTTGGGTAACATGAAGGTGATTATCCCAAATGTCACTAAACTTCATCTCGACTATGTCACCTATCCTTTGCCCTGTTACTAAAGCCAAAAGCATAGAATTTTGAGCGCAAGGCGGCAAAGAGCCTGCGCTTTCAAAAATCAATTTCCATTGTTCAATGCTAAGTCTGCTTCGTTTCACTTTGGCTATTGGATTTTTTACAGCTAAGGCTGGGTTGTAGCCAGGATCAACCTCGCCAGCATGCTGCGCCTCTTTGAACACGTCGTTTAGTACGCTTCTTATCAGTTGGCCCATTCTGTGCTTTCCCTCTGCCTTATATTCATCAATAATTTTTGCAATGAGTCTTGTATCAACATCCTTCAGGCGAAGGTTTGGCACTCTATCTGCGAGAATCTGAGAACATAATCGTCTGGATTTTACAGTAGGGTTTTTTATCTCACCGTCACGCAACCTTTCCATCTGAATTTCGATGTATTTTTTAATCCACTCAGAAACACGTATACCTTGATCCTTTTTCCCTGAGCTCTTCATTGCCATATCAATCAGAGCATAAGATTGCTGAGTTTCTTGTTCTGCTGTTATACGGTTCATCTCGATTGCAGCAGCTTTTGCCGCTTCATCATCTGTTCCGAATCCAATAAATGAACCTGTTACAGGGTGGCGATATTGCCAATAAATTTTTGAAGTACGTTTATCTAACTTACAGTAAAGGTTGGGTATTTTGACATTATGTTTTCTGGGGCGAGCTGCCATTTATTGCTTTCTCCACTAACTGGCGGGCCTTGTCTGATAATGATGACGAAATATCAACACTGCCAACCATGCCAACAAAACGAGCATCTTCATCTATTACCCAGCGTCGACCTTGCTTTAAGGCTGGCGGATAAGTCTGTTTGGTCTTTGCTATTTTGTTTAATGCTGAGTTGCTTAATGGATATTTGAATCCATTAGGACCAGATGCCCACTCATGAAGTGTTACTAACTGCCCCATGCGTTTCTCTCCACTTTACCGGCTGCACCCGGCTATCTTTTATAGAAAATGCATGATGAGCACCCACCACGGAGGCCATCATTGCAGGTACGACATCTTTTCGTTTCGTTGTTATAAAGCTGGTTGGCCATCTCCTTAGAAATAATTACTGGCATCGGAACGCGGATAACCAGCCTGCGGAGTTCGGCTATTTCGTCTGCCTGCTCCATGACTCTGGCGTACAGGTCCGATGCTTCACCTTTCCACCATGCCACATCGGCTTTAAGGCGGCGCATGCGCCGCTGTTTGAGTTTGCTCACCATGGCAGCCACCCCATTTGCTGAAGTGCGCCGATTGCCAGTAGCACGAACATCACCACGTCGAATGGGTTAGGCATTGGGATTACCTTTTGGCCGAAGAATGTGGATCGTCATACCGCTTTCGGTAGTAATAACCACTCTCTGACCAGGCTCGATATCTGCCAGCCTGAACGCCTCATAAAACGATTCCATAGCCAGGGTTTGCTCGTCCTTGCGATTCCACAATCTCCAACCGCGGCGAAGCAGGACTCCTATTAACCAGCTATACGCTTTGGCTACCAGGTAAAACCATGCGATCACCATAGTTGCGAAAAATAACCAGTCCGTTGCGCTGAAGTTTTTGAGTTCGTCCATCACTTCACCTCCTGCTGCGGCGCTGCTGCAATCATGGCCCTGTAACCGGCTGCATGTCCGCGCCAGTTGGCGACCTCTGATAGCCACGCATTCATCATTGCCTGGGTTGGCTCAGCGGGAAGCATCACCCAACCATCTGGCAACTCATCACGATTACTTACAGGTTCGGCACCCTGAAGCATGGCGGCGCGGCAGGCGTTCCAGATTTTCTGTGCCAATAATTTATCGCCAATGTTATGCGCCAGCAGGCTGACAATCTGACCTGCCAGGCCTTTTGGCATTTCCTCCGGCAACATCGGCGCTGGCGAGGCGGTGTATAGTTTGATAACACGATGCGGGTCTGCGTTCGGCGTAATAGGGTTTGCTGTAAACAGGTAGCCGCAGCCGTATTTCTCAACATCACGCAATTCTTGCTCGTCAGTCCACGCTACAGGATCAGCCATCAGAGACGCCAGCGCCCGCTTCATCGCCGCCAGCGACATCGCGGCATCTTCGTTTACTGCGCCTGGCATAGCATCGCGCTCTTCTTCAAGCTCCGCGATTGTCTTCAGTAGCCATTCTTTGGTAAGTGTGCTCATGATGCATCTCCTTTACCGGCTGCGGCGGGGACATCGATGCCAGCAGCAGACAATGCAATGCTGAACGCCTCCTTCAAATCTGCAATCTGCTTATCTTTGGCTTCCAGCTCATCCAGCAGCGCCAGCACGGTGGCTGGCTTGGATGCGGCGATGAACTCAGCGTTACGCTTTGCCGTTTCATCCCAGGCCATGTGGTAATCGTGATCCCATTCAGTGTGGATGCACGCAGCGGTTGAGTTAGTCATGTCGAGCAATGATTCGTGACCGACATACACCGCGTATGAGTGGTAGCCAGACACCCTATCTTCGCCCTCGCCATATTCGCCGTCAGTCTCGACAACATCAGACCACCAATCGCCTTTTGTTGCCTTCTCCGCTGCTTCACGTAATGCGCGTTTGTCGATGTTGCTCATTGGGCGGACTCCTGGACAGGCATCAGCGCGTCTCTCACGCATGGCTTGTAGTAGTGATGGAAAGCGAACGTCAGGCCGAGCTTAGTTGCACTCTGGTTCTTCGAGCTCAGCAAGCCAAGCCCCATGCAGATAGTTGTTGCAGTCCAGCCAGAGTGATACCCGGCAGCACGTTTCATTACCGTTTCAGCCAGGATGGTTCGGAAATCAGTACGGCCGAAATTCGTGTTTTCGAATGCTGTATTGATCACCTCATCGGTCAGGTGCGCGTCTATGGCGTTGCTCATGACTGCACTCCTTTGCGAAACTGGGTGTCTAATTGCTCTGCGCAATGCAAAAGCGCTTCGGTTGCTTCAAATACGGTTACTTTCTGTCTATCGCCTAAACCAGCAAGCGCCTTGTGTTTAACGAATTCCGCGCATAGGTCGTTAAAAGCGCTGGCCCGCACTTCAGCCAGAAAAGCGTCGGTGGCCGGTATTACTGGTCGCTTGCAGCAAAGTATTTCAAATGCTGCCATCATTCCCTGCTCTGGTACATCCTCGTGGTACTCATAGAAGGCATCAAGAGCCTCCATCATTGCCGCACCGCTCGGTTGTGGTCGGTATTCCTTCAGCCCCGCATTCTCCGCAGCTAGCGCCGCAGCTTCATTACGAACCTTACGCAGTTCCAGAACAGCTACCTGCACTGCATAAGCGAACATAGCAGCAGGGCGGTCACTCAATTTTTCACTATCTCGTTGCATGTTGACAGCAATAGTCATCAGTTCATCAAGCTGTTCGCCGGTCATTGGTTTATTGGCTGTCATGATTTTGCTCCTGCTGCAATTTGTGTTGCTTGACGAAGTGGGCCACAGCCTTTGACTGGCTGGCGACAATGGTTTTGTCATCTATGTCCAGCCAAACGGTTTTACCGCGATACAGTGAGGCCCGACCAATTTCCTTACCATCGAGCATCACATACAGAGATCGTCCGCGAATTTCTGTTGTCGGTACTGGTTGTGACAAGCGATAGAGTTCACGTGCTTCAGCAATGGCTTTATGTTCGTCCATAATCGACAGCGCCTCGGCCAGTGCAGTCCCTTCAAGAGTGAAGACGCCTTCATCACTGATCGTGGCCTGAGCCATCAGCTCAACGAAACGGCGTGCGTTCTTTACACTCAGTTCCGGCGCGATAGAGCTACGGGTTACTTTCGATTTACCCTGGGCAGCCGCTACAGCTTTATCATGTTGGAGTACTTTCCCAGCCTGTTCGCCATACTCCATAACGCGATCAACCGCGACATCGACTGACACAGCACCGGATTTAACCTCCTGCTGAACGTCATGGTTCGCCGTACTGAGGAGCAGCAGCTTCTCGACGGTGGCCACAGACTTATTCACCAGCTTTGCTATCTCGCTGGTGGTCTGGTTAAAGGCGTTATGTAGCTCCTGAATAACAGCTGCCTGTTCCATATCGGATAGCGGGAGCTGGTTGTTACTGGTCATGATGCGGGCCAGGCGCTGAATATCGTTACCGTTGAACGGCATGATATGGATGCGGTCTACTGGCTTACTGGCTTCTGCACAACGCGCATAGCAGCGACGCCGACGGTGGCCTTCAACAACCCACACTCCACCTTCATCGCGGGCGATAACTTCCAGTGGAGGAACAGAACCACCGTTCATCAGGTAGTTGAAGAGGTCATCATCTGCCTGGCGGGTACGTTCATCATCTTCGCGTTTGTTGAAACCTTCCCGCACATGGATTTGATCAAGGCTGATAAACATCCCGGTGTCGGTGCGCTTGATGGTCCCGTCACGTGTCATTTGCTTGAATGAGTTAGCCATTAGAGAGCCACCTCGTTATTTTGGGAAATGACGACGGTAGACAACTCACGCAGTTCTCGCTGGGCTTCAAGTAAATGCATATTGGTTCTGCTCTTCGTGTGGCGTTCAACAATGCGGTCACACTCTTTGGCCCAGCTTGCGACATCTTCACGCAGAGTAGCGTTCTGAGCAGCCAGTTCCTTACGCTGCGCCATCGCTTCACAAAGCGCGACGCTGGTATAGTCCAGGCGGTTAGCCAGTTCGGTCATAATGCCGCGATAAGCTGGGGGAAGGAGAGGGGCGGCCTTACGCGCTGCGTCGATCAGCTGCTCCCGGGTCATGCGTGGTTGTAACTCGGTGACGTTCTGTGTGTTCGTCATGGATAGTTTCTCCGTGTTATACGCGCTCTGCACAGCGCTGAATTTTGGTTGCACGAATCCCTCGCCGACTGGCGACAAAAAATAAAGGGGTTTCGTTTTAATAAGCACCCAACCAGGGCACTTAGTGAAACGGGCGGCTGCCACCGCCAGTTAGCTTCTCCACAATTGGGAGCGCGTTCTCCTGAGTTGATTTAACGACTACGGCCTCTCAAGTTGAACGCTGAACGCGCTTTCAGTTGTGTAAAAGGGGCGGTCGACATTAAGGACATTCAAAACTGCCGACCGCCAAGACTACACACAGCAATCAAAACTTTGCCTGTCTTTTCACCACATCAGGCTCGGTGGATCTGGCTATTCCCCAACAACCAGAGTTCAGTTAATCTGGATATCCCCAGCAACCACATGAGTACTTTTCAATGAAAAATTATTCAGATTATGAAGAGCGGCACATGTCTCCTTTTAAGAGACCTGAGCCACCAAAACCCAACGACGAAGACTGAGGTACCGCATGAACCGCGACGATATAATTTTTGATATTCATTATTCGCACTATCTGGAAAAGATGTTTGCCACCCTTACAGGGCGGATTGACCGAATAATTACGTTCATAATTATTTTGTCCGGGTGCGGCGTATTTGTTTCCGTGACTGGCTATTTTATTGTCGGCGCATTGATAGCTGCGTTGTCGATCTGCCAGGTTGTATTTCAGTTCTCCCGGGCGTCAGGTGTTGCGGCAGAGCATGCAAGAAAATACCTGGCATTGATCACAGATGAGCCTGCACTATCGAATGAGGAATTGTTGTCCCGCTTTAAACTTTTGCAGGATTCCGATTCGGAGCCATGGGGATCGCTTAAACCAGCCGCGCATAAACGCGCTTCAATAGTGCTTGGTCGCATTGACAATTCCCGTGCTCTCACTAGCAAAGAGGCTTTTCTCGCGAGGCTTGGGGGAGATCTTCCAGTATAGGATTTCAAGATGATTGAAAGAGCTGGTGGACATAAGCCAACACAACCACGGCCACCTGTCCAACCAAGTCCCCGCCCGCAGGGTTAGGGATATCCAGATTGTTAAAGAGCAAAGCGTCCTATGGGCGCTTTTTTATTTTCTGAATGCATCCTCGTCTCTTCCGAGGTGTCACACTTGATCGCCACGCTGGTGAAACGTCTCTGGCCGTCGTACTTGCCTGGCTTGCACATTCCGGCTACCCGCTGGATCTGGATACTTGAAGGAATCCCCGGACCGCTGCGGCACATGTGCCATATGCCGTACTACTTACTTCCACACCAACACAGGTAACTGTCAGTACCAGTGGTGTGATTCAAATGTAGGATATCTTACTTTGGTGTGTCAACATTAAAAGTAGGAAAACTTACATTCAGGATGAAAAAAAAACCGACACGAATGTCGGTCTTAAGAGGGGAAAGATATTAGAGGTCAGTTACTACTTGTTTTACCACACCGACAATTTTGCAGTTACCATTGACTTCCATTACGCGGTAGTTAGGGTTTAACGGTACCAGGTATTTTAATGGCCCATCAATAACAAACTTTTTGAGAGTGGCCTCAGCAGAACCAACAATCTGAGCGACAACAATTTTGCCATTAACTTCTTGTGGGCTGCCATAATCGGGGTCCACCACAACAAAGGAGCCTTCAGGAATACTTGGTGCTCCATTCGGGTTTGTCATAGAGTCGCCACGAACACGTAATGCAAAACCTTCATCAGATAAGTTGGCAGTGGTGAATATCCATTCGGAAATATCGTCCTCAGTAATGGGAGCACCACTTTCTGTCCATTCCCCAGCTTGAACCCAAGATAGGATAGGAATTTTCTTTACTCCGAATTTCTCAGTCGGCTTGTAAAGAATTTCGTCACAGTCTGGATCACCTTGTCCGGTAATAATCCACTGAGGGTTAGTTTTTAAGGCAGCCGCCAGCCCCTGTAGGTTAGATCCTCCAGGTTCATAATCACCAGACTCCCATCCTGTGACTGTTACTCGGTTTACACCAACCAACTTGGCGAGAACAGCCTGGGTGAGCTTTAGCTCTTTGCGTCTTGCGCGGATGCGTTCATTCATTTTCATGTAGGCAATCCTACCATTTTATGATGTAGGAATCCTTGACCTTTAAATGTAAGATATCCTACTATCATTATGTGTGTTTCCCTTACATTTGAGGCAAAAATGAAAAAAGATGATGTGGTTTCTTACTTCGGCAGCGTGGGGAACGTAGCCAAGGCTTTAGGGATTTCCCATGCATCAGTATCTGGGTGGGGTGAAGTAATCCCAAAGGGCAGGGCATTTGAGATTCAGGCACTGACTGCTGAAAAGTTGAAAGTTGATCCAACCCTTTACGCTAAGCCTAATCAAAACGCTGCTTAATTTTAACTACCAAAGGAAAAACAACATGGTAGAGCCAAGCCTGAAAGAAGTAGTTAAAGCGATGTGCAAAGCGTATCCAGGAGGCCGTGAGGCTATGGCTGGTGCTCTTGGCATGTCAGTAACTCAGTTCAACAACAACCTGTATGAGAAGAACGGCTGCCGTTTCTTCGAAGTGAACGAGCTGGAGGCGATGGAAGACATCTCGAATACGTCCCTCTTGGCGGATTACTTTGCCCGTCGCCGTGGCGCGCTGCTGGTGGACGTTCCTCAACTTGAAGACCTTGATCGTGTCGACCTGTTTGATCGTGCCATGAGAACGTCAGCAGCGCGTGGACGTGTTGATACCGTGATCCAGAGAGCTCTCGAAGATGGAGTAATCGAACGTCATGAAGCTGAAGAAATCAATGAATATCACCGCCGTCATCTGGCAGCGCGTGAAGAAGAGATCCGCGCGATTGTCGCGCTATTTAGCCGTAAGAAAAGCCAAAAAAAGTGACGCCCGCGAGTGTGCAGCTCCGGGCGTCGTGGCGTGTCGTATTCAGTGGAGAAACTAACGCATGAACAGTTTAAACCGATTGAGACCAGCGAAGCAATTCAGATGCCTTCCACTGGTGGGAAAAGATTCCTCGTTCGGCTATGTGGAGAGATTAAACAACCAGGCGGATCAGAACAACTACCAGCCTGTGAACGCGATGGTAGAGGCATTTGCACTGATGAACGAGAAGGGGCGTGAGGAATGGCTGAAGTTGACCGGCGATTCAGAGACCACAGAGGCATCACCGTCCACGTCATCAGATGGGAGCCCGAGACCCGACGCGTTATATACCTTCGCGAAGGGTACGATCATGAGTGCTTCAGCCCTCTTGAGCAATTCCAGCGTAAATTTACAGAGTTAAAGGACGACCATGAGCAGAATCTTTGACATCGTCCAGTCAATGTCAGGCCAGAAGAACGTCATTGTTCTTCCCAGGCCGTACCTGCTGTTCTTTAAAGAAGACCAGCAGGCTCATGCGCTGGCAGCAGTTCTTAATAACCTCGTTTTCTGGTCAGCATTTGGGGATGAAGACGGCTGGTTCTATAAAACTCACAAGGAGCTTGGAGCTGAGGCGGGCGAATTAACTGAAGACCAGACAGAGCGGCTGGTTAAAAAGTTGGTAAACAAGTATCTGCCTGGCGTGATCGAGACCTGCTCTCGAAAGGTCAATGGTACGCCAACCAAGCATTATCGCATCGACGGCGATGCTCTAATCTCATTAATCTTTCCAGAAAATAACGATTCCGCAAAAGTACGTAATGGAAAACGTGAAGATGCGGAATCAAAACCGCGAAGCTGCGTTTCTCAATCCGCGAATGACAGGAATCTTGGGAGCCGCGAAAGTACGGAATCCTATCTCTATACAGACTTTAATACAGAGTTAAACAAGCAGACTAATAAACCTATTTGTCCGGTTGCGCCGCAACCAGACCGTGATGTGTTGATCACCGATCAGGCTAAACAGGTTTTAACCCATCTGAACCAGGTGACCAGTTCGCGTTATCAGGTTTCAACAACCTCGCTGCAAAACATTCGCGCCCGAATCGGGGAGGGATTCACCGTTGAAGATCTGTCGCTGGTGGTGGACTACTGCAACGCCAAGTGGAGCGACGATTTAACAATGGCGGCCTACCTGCGCCCGCAGACACTTTTCCAGCCAACGAAGTTTCCAGCTTACCTGAAGTCCGCTACCAACTGGGCGAATGCCGGAAGGCCAGCGCGTGTTAACGGGAAGTGGGAGCGTGAGGATGGAATCTTCAAATCCAGCTTCAAGAACACCGACTACAGCAAAGTCCCGGCGGGCTTCAGAGGAGCGAACTCATGAGTCTTCTGAAAGATATTCAAATTTTCATCGCCGCTAATCCTGGCTTAACGAACAAAGAGATTGCGGCATCAATGCCACAGTACGACGTTCATGCTGTTCAGCGCGGTGTATGCCATCTGGTCAAACTGAATCGCGCAACCCGCCAGCATAACGGCAAGTGCTACCAGTATTTTGCCAAAGCACCGGGTGGCGAGGTTGGCGAGGGGCGTTCTGCACTGAAAATCAACCGGGCTGATAAACCAGCTGTACCAGAACAGGAAGAAGGTCTGAATCCGGCTGTGACCACAATGATGGATAAGGCTCAAGGCCTGTTTGAAAAAGGGCTCTACCAGCGGGCAGCCACGGTTCTGATGGATGCCTTCAATCGCTCTAAGAACGAAGAGCAGCGGATGAAGATACTGATTGAGCGTCAGCGTTGCCTGAGCATGGCGCCGAAAGTGAAAGCACCCTCTGATGCATGGTGTCTGGCTGGCCGAGCGAGGAATGTCTGATGAAATATTCACTGATTTATGCCGACCCTGCGTGGGAATACGGGAACACCATCAGCAATGGCGCTGCAAATAACCATTACGGCACGATGAAGCTTATCGACATGAAGCGCCTCGCGGTTTGGGACCTGGCTGCCGAGGATGCTGTTCTGGCTATGTGGTTCACCGGTACGCACACCCGAGAGGCTATCGAGCTGGCTGAAGCATGGGGCTTTAAAGTACGCACGATGAAGGGTTTTACCTGGGTTAAGTTCAATTCACTGGCAGAGCAGCACATAAACAAAGCACTTCAGGCAGGCCGTGTAGAGGATTTTTACGACTTCCTTGACCTGCTGAACGCACAGACACGCATGAACGGCGGGAATTACACCCGAGCCAATACCGAAGACCTGCTAATCGCCACCAGGGGAAATGGACTTGAACGCAAGTGCGCCAGCATCAAGCAGGTTATCTACAGTCCACTCGGTGAGCACAGCCAGAAGCCAGTAGAGGCGCGTTTCCGTCTGGAAAAACTTTATGGTGACGTTCCGCGCATCGAACTATTCAGCCGTTGCGGTGCGCCTGGCTGGGACCACTGGGGAAATCAATCTGAATCACCAGCTGTTGAGCTTATACCGGCAGTTGCCGTTCCCATGAAAAAACTACAGGAGCGCGCCGCATGAAAAAGCTATCTACCGAGCATGAGAACGCTGTGCGTGATGTAGCCCGTCAATGCAACGATGCCATCAAAAAAGCCCTAAAGCAGAAGCCAAAGCCAAGCTGGAATGTCGTAGTGCCTCCGATCCTGAAGGAGTACCACGAGAAGGTTAAACCGATGGGCGTAAGCCTGGTGATGTTTAACAGCGTAATCGGACGCCTGAACGGGCGTTATGGAGTCGAGTCATGATCGAATTAACGCCGCGTCAGAATGAAGTGTTCGAAGCTATCAAGGTTCATATCGAAAAGGCTGGCTTCCCACCTACGATGCTGGAGCTTGCCGGATTAATTGGCTGCGCATCACCGAACGCTGCTGTAGCGCACGTGAAGTCACTTAAGAAAAAGGGTTACATCACTGTTGCTCCTGGCGCAGCCAGGGGCATTACCGTCGTCAAAACGGAATGGGATGCAGAACCAGTGACGATCATCAAAGACCTGCTATCCGGTGGAGATAAGGCCAGAGATAACGCTGTTGAATGGCTGAAAAAACAGGGAGTGACGTTATGAAACTGGTGCTCCCGTTCCCACCGAGCGTAAACACATACTGGCGAGCCCCGAATAAGGGGCCGTTAAAGGGCCGCCATTTGATCAGCGCCAAAGGAAGGGCATATCAAAGCGCGGCCTGTGTCGCCATTGTCGAGCAGCTTCGCTTCCTTCCAAGGCCATCAACAGCACCGGCTGCCGTCGAAATTATGTTGTACCCACCAGACGAACGCCGCCGCGACATCGACAACTACAACAAGGCTTTGTTTGACGCGCTCACGCACGCAGGCATTTGGGAGGATGACAGCCAGGTGCAGAAAATGCTGGTGGAGTGGGGACCGAAGGTACCGGGTGGACGTGTAGAAATATCGATCAAGAAACATGAACCTCTGGCGGGTGCAGCCGCCTGATAAGTGGAGAAGAGCATGAATCAGATGAACATCACCGTAACGTGTCCGACAAACCATGCTGCCGCGATAGGTCAGCAGATAACGATGTCCAGTCGTGAAATTGCGAAGCTGGTCGATTCACGTCACAGCAATGTCTGTGTAACCATCGAGCGACTGATGAAATCCGGCGTTATTGGGGGGTATGCTGCAATGCAGTACACCCATCCTCAGAACCAGCAGACTTACCATTACTACGAAGTTAACAAGCGAGACAGCTATGTGATCGTCGCGCAGCTGTGCCCGGAGTTTACTGCCCGTCTGGTTGATCGCTGGCAGGAACTGGAGAGCGGGGCCGGGATGGTTGTTCCCCAAACACTCCCTGAAGCACTCCGGCTCGCCGCTGATCTTGCTGAACAGAAGCAACGTCTGAGTGAAGAGCTGGCAATTGCCGCACCGAAGGCTGAATTTGTTGATCGCTACGTCAAAGCCACCGGGTCAATGACATTTCGGCAGGTTGCCAAGCTCCTTAACGCCAAAGAACCCGAGTTCGCGATGTTCCTCATTGAGAATGGCATCATGTATCGCCTGAACCGCGTGCTTACTCCGAAGAGTAAACACATTGAAGCAGGCCGATTTGAAGTTAAGACCGGGACCACTAACCAGACCAACTACGCGTTCAATCAGTCTCGTTTCACAGCGAAAGGGGTGCGCTGGATAGGTGGACTTTGGGCAGAGCATGTCGCTAAGGGGCAAATTGCGTGAGAGCCATACTGACGCCTGAAATTGCGCCGATGTCCGGGGTGGTTCTGTTCCGCCCTGGTACCGAACTGCTCTGGCTATTCCGTCAGGGAAGGGTAGTTATTGAGCCACCATCCGAAGCCATACAGCATCTGCCATCTGGATTAATCCCTGAAGCCCACCAGCCCCTGACTGACGATGCCAACATGCAGGCTATTTTCGTTAACGATAGGGTCATTCAGCGAGCTGGTGGATTGAGTAGCCTTGATGCCTGGCTGGAGAGAAAATTTGAATGTCAGTGGCCTCACACTGACTGGCATGCCAGTGACTTTACGGTTATGCGCCACGCTCCGGGGAGCATTCGTCTTTGTTGGTCATGTGATAACCATTTACGTGAGCAAACCACTGAAAGACTGGCAGGAATTGCCATGCAGAACCTGGTAAAATGGCTTCTGGAAAGGGTGAATATTGATTTAGGTTTCAGCGCTGACCACACTCTTTCCCTTCCTGAGTTCTGCTGGTGGATGGTACGTAATGATCTGGCTGACCTTGTTCCTGAATCAGTGGCGAGTAAAGCACTCAGAATCAAGCCAGAACAGCACAGTTCAGTGATGAGGGAAAGCGACATTATCCCGTCATTACCGGCTACGCAAATCTTTCAGGAGAAGGCAAAAAAGATAGTGGCGGTGAAGGTCGATCCTGAAACGCCGGAATCTTTCATGCTGAGGCCAAAGCGCCGACGCTGGGAAAACGAGAAATACACCCGCTGGGTGAAGTCGCAACAGTGCTGTTGCTGTAATAACCCGGCAGACGACCCCCACCACCTGATAGGCCACGGGCAGGGTGGAATGGGTACTAAGGCGCATGACCTGTTTGTGATACCGCTGTGCAGAGCGCATCACGACGAGTTACACGCTGATCCTGTGGCATTTGAAGCGAAATACGGCGACCAGTTAACGCTGCTGTTTCGGTTTTTAGATCGTGCGCTGGCAATCGGCGTACTGGCGTAAGTGGAGACGCAAATGATCAATCCTTCAGAAGTAGGCAAATCCGGCGAATTGGTTCGCCTTCGCACTCTCGAAAGTATCTGGGTACAGGGAAAGCTCCGCATGTGGGGCCGCTGGTCTTATATTGGTGGTGGCTCGGGCGGAAACATGTTCAACCAGCTGCTGGCATCCGGGAAAATAACCAAATCCGCCATCAACGATGCGCTGCGCCGCATGAAGAAATCCGGCATCACTAAACCCGAGCTGGAAGCATACCTGCGTGAAATCCTCGACAGCAAAAATAAAAGCGGCCTGTCGTTCTGCTCCGACGAAGAGGGCCTTAAGGTGGATGGTGTTATTGCTTCGGTCCTGATGAATGATGAATACCGTGGGCTGTATAGTGTGATTGTTGATCGTCATCGTCTGCGTAAGAGCAAACTCCAGATGGCTAAAGAGCTTAATTCAAAACATCCCGACTGGACCCTTATTACATGCCGTCGTCGTATTGATACATGGGTCAGTCTTGCAGAATCGATCCTTTACGCACCACTTTGTGACGCGTTCGCCACAAATAGTGACAGATTTAAGTTGCAGAGTGAGCAGGAAAGTGCTTAAATTGTGGTAGGCTCGGGACAGTAAAGCGTACTGAGCAACAAATCAAAACATAAACCCGCCACTGCTGCGGGTTTTTTATTTTAAGGGCTGCCTCCGGGTGGCCTTTTTTGTTTCCCCTCGTTCTGAGAGGACTCACGGCAATAAGAGGGGGCTAAATGTCCGATCCTGTTTCTGGCGCTACGGTAGCGGCTGGTGGTCTCATGGGGGCCAGTATCTTTGGCCTGGCAACCGGTATTGATTACGGCGTGGTGTTTGGTGCATTTGCTGGCGCGGTGTTCTACGTCGCTACGGCGGTAAATATCAGCCGCCTGAAGCTGGTGGGCTACTTCATCACCTCATTCATCTTCGGCGTTATTGGCGCTCCACTTCTTGGCTCTTACTTCTCCAAATGGACGGGGTATAGCGACAGGCCACTTGATGCGCTGGGCGCGGTAATCGTAGCCGCTATTGCGATTAAGCTGCTGACGTTCGTCAACAGCCAGGATTTGGGTAGCCTGTTTGGAATTCTCTCTCGTTTACGTGGAGGAGGGACCAGCAATGGTAACAAGTGATCCGAGTGCAATGGCGAATGCCATCATCTGCGGGGTGATCGTTCTTGCCCTCATGTTCTACCAGCGTGGAGGGGCGAGACATCGTCCACTGATATCGCTGATGGCTTATTTCACGGTGCTGGTTTATGCCAGCGTCCCTTTCCGTTACCTGTTCGGCCTGTATAACGAATCGCACTGGTTTGTGGTGCTGGTGAACGTTCTGATTTGCGCTGCTCTTCTCTGGGCACGGGGAAACATGGCGCGTCTGGTTGATGCACTGAGGCACTAATGAACCAATCACAATTTCAGAAGGCGGCTGGTATCAGCGCCGGGTTAGCTGCGCGCTGGTTTCCGCATATCGATGCCGCTATGAAGGAATACGGCATCACCGCACCGCTTGATCAGGCCATGTTTATTGCCCAGATGGGGCATGAAAGCACCAGATTTACCCGGCTGGTGGAAAACCTGAATTACGCGGCTGAAAACCTGGTGCCGACGTTCGGCAGCCACCGCATCACGCAACAGCAGGCCGCCGCTCTTGGCAGAACGGCAACGCAACCGGCAAACCAGAAAGCGATCGCCAATCTGGTATACGGTGGTGAGTGGGGAAAAGAACACCTTGGCAATCAGGTCGCTGGTGATGGCTGGAAATATCGCGGTCGTGGGCTGAAACAGATTACCGGCCTGAGCAACTATCGCAGTTGTGGCCAGGCGTTGAAACTGGACCTTGTTACCCACCCGGAGTTGCTTGAAGAGGATGAATACGCCGCGCGCTCAGCTGCCTGGTTTTATGCCTCCCGCGGTTGCCTGCTTCATTCCGGCGATGTTGAGCGCGTTACGCTGCTAATCAATGGCGGCCGCAACGGGCTGGATAAACGCCGCGCACTATTTAACCTGGCGAAATCCGTTCTGGTGTGAGGTGAATGTGGGGATCGAAACGATAATCGGGCTGGCCGCGTTGGTTATTTCCGCTATTGCCGGCGCTTTTGGCCTTGGCCATATCCGCGGCACCAGCAAAGCGGAAGCCAAAGCTAACAAGCAGCGCACTGAAGATAACGCTGCGGCAAGGGTCGCAGCAGCCGAACGCCGGGTAGATGCAACGAAAGAGGCCAGCAATGTACAGCAGACTGTTAACCATATGCCTGGCGACGATGTTGATCGCGAGCTGCGGGACAACTGGACCCGTAAGGGTTGAGGTAGTGGACACGGCTTGCGACTGGGTTAAACCTCTCTACGGTACCGCGCACGACTGGGATGTGCTGGATAAGCAGACGAAGCGCGACATCCTGGCGCATAACAAAGCGTGGCAGGCGAACTGTTCAAAATCTTGAAGTAATAATTTCAACATGGATGCTTTAAAAGCATCCTGCCTTGTTCAAGTATTACGATTATTGATTGGATGAGAAGAAATTCGTAACTTTGCCGAAAAGCTGTTCATAAAACTCAACACCTAGCCTAGCGAGCTCTGTTGGATGGCGCGTTTTTAATGGTTGAGAAAGATGTGATTCAGGTGGCAAATAATGTTCACCTCTGTTAATTACCTCTTTCACTTCAACTGTTTCTGGAGTGAAGGTTACGACTAAAGGATGGCTACCACGATATTCATGTATGTCTGTCCCTCTCATAACTAACTTTTCAATATGTACTGGTTCTCCAGGGGTAGCTACGTCAAATCCAAGATGAAAGCTTCCTGGAACTCGTTTAGCCACATCCTGAATTGAGTGCGTATCCGCGTTCCTGGCTTGTTTAAGATAACGCAAAAGAGGATCTGAGCTTCTCAGGGCATTTTCTTTCGAAAGAAGGGTATTGAATTTTTCTTTATGAGGATTACAGGCTCGTTGGAGTTTCTCGAAGATTTTTTCTAAACGGTTGAGGAAATCGCACCATGCTTCTTCGTATTCTTCATAATTTTTTGCTGAGACCATCCTCTCAAAGCAACGCTTAGAGGCATTCAATTCTTTTTGGGCCGGATTAAAATCCATATGAAATTGCATAAGAAATCTCTCAAGTATCATCGCCAGGTATTCTTTAGATAATAATCGGGTATCGACATGAAAGTCATCATTGATGGCGTAAGTTATTACCCATGCGTAGAGGAAAGATATCCTATCGGTATAGCTATCACTACACATGATCGAGCAGACGTTCTGAAGAGCTCTCTTCAACAGCACATGAAGCATCTACCTGCCGGAGCGCTGGTGGTTGTAGTGGACGACGGTTCTAAACCTGCCGCAGTAGTACCTGACGGTGTGCATTTGCTTCGTCACGAAACATCACTCGGCATTGTTGCTTCGAAGAATGCCAGTTTAACCGCGCTGATGGACGCCGGGTGTGAGCATCTTTTCCTTTGGGACGATGACGCCTGGCCCATCGCTGATAATTGGCACCTTCCATACATCGAATCACCCGAACCGCACCTGGCTTACCAGTTTCTGGATCTTGCTGGCACGAACAAGCTGAATGACCTTTCTGAGCTTTACCGTGACGATCAGCATGTGGCTTACACCGGGCAGCGCGGCGTGATGCTGTATTACCACCGCAGCGCTATCGAGAAGGTTGGCGGTTTCGATCCGGTTTACGGACGCGGCATGTACGAACACAGTGACCTCGCGCTACGTATCCATAACGCTGGCCTGACGACGTGGGCTTACGGTGATGTGGTCGGTTCAGAAAAGCTAATCCATTCTCTCGATGAGCATGAAGCCGTAGAGCGTTCGGTACCGCGTCCCGACCGACAGGCGCTGGTGGAACGTAACGTGAAGATCCACAACGAACGGCGTGATGCAGGTTTTACTGGTTACGTTGAATACCGCCAGCAGCGTGACGTGGTAATCACAACGCTGCTCACCAGTCAGCCTGACCCGCAGCGCGGCACGAAAATGGCGGCCTCGCCTGACATGCTGAGCAAATGGGCGGCCTCGCTTTGCCAGTGTGGGCGTATAGCGCTGGTAGATGAATTACTGACGGCTCCGACAGATGTTGAGCTATGTCGCGTTCCTGACGTGAAGATGAATGTCTACTTTCGTCGCTGGTTGCACATCTGGCAGCACCTGCGAGATCACCCTGAATACCGGTTCGTCTGGTGTACCGATGGTACTGATGTCGAAATGCTTCGCGCGCCGTGGGAAGAAATGGAGCCAGGGAAGTTGTACGTCGGTTCAGAACCAAAGACCTACGCCGACACCTGGGCAAAGCAGAATCATCCGGAGCGCATCTATCAGGAGTTTATCGAAGCGCACCGCAACGATGTGATGCTTAACGCTGGGCTGCTGGGTGGCACCCGCGCTGATGTAATGGCGTTTGCTCACGGCATCATCCGTCTTTACTACCGGATCGAAAGTTATCGGTTCTGGAAGAAAGAACAGGCTGGCGCCGGGGTAGGTGACATGCTGGCGTTCGGTATTGTCGCGCAGTCATTTGCTGACAGGCTGGTTACCGGCCCTCTGGTGCATACAGTGTTCAAAACTGATGGTGTTGGTAAAGAGTCAGCGTGGTGGAAACATAAATAAATGGAGACAAACATGACACTCATAGAGCGCCTTAAAATTCTTGAGAAAAAGGTTGAAGCGATGGAATCAGCGACCCTTAAACAGATCGCTGAAAGTAATATTAGCAATGGATTAATAAAATCGCTTGTTCGGAAAAATTAGTTTTCAACGTTGAAGTTGGTCTGCTCGATTTTATCAGCCAGTGAGGAGAAGGCCTGTGGTGCACCTTCGACTTGCTTGTTGCTATTTGCCCAAAGTCTGAGATTTTTCACAACATCCGTTTTTACGGATGGCAGTGCCGTGGAAACGGCTGCCAAAGTAACAGTTAAAGCTGCTTCAAGTGCTTCAATCTTCCGATATAACTCGATTTGATCTTGCTTGATAGTAGGCATTTCTTTTCCTTAGCCAGAGGTGTTCAGCCATAGCTCCAGCATTATGTACGCCAGTGTCCCACCACTGACGGGCTGAGTGCTTACCTTAACCAGGGTTAAAGCGAAGCAACACCCTGATATTCAGACAGTAGTCGCCATCGTGCGGCTTTTTTATTGGAGATTCGCTGGTGGCTGAAGAAGTTAAGTTTGTTGTGGTTGGTCACCACACCCGGACGGGACAAGCACAACGTCTTGCTGCGCTGCTGGATGCTCATCTGCTGGTTGATGACGATAACCACGGCGCGAACTGGAATCATCGCCGCGCGCTTGAGTGGGCAGCAGAACAAACATGCCGGGTTGTCGTAATTGAGGATGACGCGCTGCCGGTACATGGATTCACCGAAAAGGTAACTGACTGGCTGGCTCGTTTTCCTGACGACATGCTGAGCTTTTATCTCGGTACCGGGCGGCCTCCACAGTATCAAATGCAGATTGCTGAGCGGCTAATCGTGGCTGATAAGACACGCGCTGATTACATCACGCTGTCGAGACTCATTCATGGCGTTTGCTATAGCGTCCCGCCTAAGCATGTGCAGCGCGTGCTATCCCGCTGGGATAACAGCAAGCCCGCCGATTACGCTGTGGGTGATGCATGGGGTGGCTCAGTGATCTATCCGTGTTATTCGCTGGTGGACCATGCTGACGGCGAACCGGTTGAGCGTCACCCTGACTCAGCGCCACGTACAGAACGCCGCCGGGCGTGGAGGTTAGCCTGATGCCTGCGTTAATACCGAGAGCATGCCGCAAGCGTGGCTGCCCAGGCACGACCACTGACCGCTCAGGCTATTGTCACAGGCACCTTAACGAAGGCTGGCAGCAGCATCAGCGAGGACAGAGCAGGCATCAGCGAGGTTATGGCAGCAAGTGGGACAGGCTGCGCCCAATCGTTCTCGGCAGAGATAAACACCTTTGTCAGGAATGCCTGCGAAATGGAAGGTATACACCCGCTGAGACGGTGGACCACATAAAGCCGAAAGCTCACGGTGGCACTGACGATCTTTCTAATCTGGAATCAATTTGCCGCGGCTGCCATAAAGCTAAGACAGCACGCGAGCGCCTGAACAGAAATTAAGTAACGAGGTGAAGATGACTGAATCGAAACATGGTTCAGGGCTTCCGCACGCCCATGCTGCCTGCATTGTGGATGGATGCGAATTATCGGTACGATCCCGTAACAGCCACTACTGTGAAAAGCATTACATGCGCGTCCGGCGTCATGGAACGACAGAGAAGCTCAGCACAAGAAAGGATGGCAAGCTGGAGCACACTGGCGGATATCTGCTGGTGTATGCGCCCGATCATCCTTTGGCATGTGGGAGTCCTCGTGTTTACGAGCACCGGAAAGTCTATTACGACAAACATGGGGCTGGACCGTTCCGTTGTCACTGGTGTGCAAAAACCGTTGGCTGGGACACCCTTCACATCGACCACCTCGATGACTGTAAGACCAATAACGAGCCTGACAATCTTGTGCCAAGTTGCCCTGTGTGCAATCAGAAGCGAGGCGTAGACAAGATGAGAAAGACAATGCGAGAGAACTCCGACCGCAGATATACCGCTCACGGCAAGACGATGTGTCTTAACGAATGGGCGGATTACCTGGGTATTTCGAGAAACTCCATTGAGTATCGACTGAAGGCAGGCTGGGACATCAGTAAGGTGTTCAGCCCTCGCATTGGTAACAGTGGTCCCCCGAGCCGGAAACTGGCGAAAATCGTGCATGAGTCGGTTAAATGATATCTGCTCTCATTTGCGCGGTCTGGGGGAGGGCGGGTAAAAACCTCAGGGAAATCACCCTAAAGGACTGCCGCCTAACCTCTTTTCACATCGCCGCAGGTTAGAAAACTTTTTTATGGGGTCCCCCACTCGATGATTAATAGGAGTTTTCGATTATGTCTGGACCACCGAAAACCCCGACCCATCTACGTTTGGTGAGGGGTAACCCATCTAAACGCCCGATCAATGAGAACGAACCAAAACCCCCTTCAGGGGTACCCCCAACGCCGAAGCATTTCGACAAGCAGGGGAAATACTGGTTTAAACGGATGGCCGACGAGCTTGATGCTATCGGTGTGATGTCTCAGCTTGATGCCAGAGCCCTTGAGCTGCTGGTTGAGGCCTATACCGAATACCGGCATCACTGCGACACGCTTGAAGTTGAGGGCTACACCTACCGGACCGAAACGCAGAACGGTGATGTGCTGATCAAGGCTCATCCCGCCGCCATCATGAAAGCTGATGCCTGGAAACGTCTGCGCGCCATGCTTGGTGAGTTCGGCATGACGCCAGCCAGTCGCTCGAAAGTGAATGCAAAAGGCCCTGATGCGGTTGATCCGCTGGCCGAGTTTATGAAAGCGAGGGATTAATGGCTAAGGTTGCAGAAGGCATCCGCTACGCCGAGAGGGTAGTGGCGGGGGAAATTATTGCCTGTGAGTATGTGCGCCTTGCCTGTCAGCGTTTTCTTGACGATCTGGCACACGGCGAAGAGCGCGGTATTTTCTTCAGTGAACCGCGCGCGCAGCACATTCTGAATTTCTATAATTTTGTACCTCACGTAAAAGGCGCACTGGCAGGGCAGCCTATTGAGCTGATGGACTGGCACGTTTTCATCCTGATTAATATTTTTGGTTTCGTGATCCCGCTGGTTAACGAGGAAACGGGAGAAACCGTTTTACGTAACGACGGCAGCGGTCGTCCAGTAATGGTTCGGCGCTTCCGTACAGCAGATGTTGAGGTGGCCCGTAAAAATGCCAAATCAACGCTTTGCTCCGGCGTGGGGCTTTATATGGCTGGTGCCGACGGCGAGGGCGGTGCGGAGGTTTATTCCGCTGCAACCACCCGTGACCAGGCACGAATTGTTTTTGAAGACGCGAAGAATATGGTCAAGAAGGCGAAAGCCACTCTTGGGCGGATCTTCGAATTCAACAAGCTCGCTATTTACCAGGAGCAAACGGCCTCTAAGTTCGAGCCATTGTCATCAGATGCGAACAACCTCGATGGTCTGAACATCCACTGCGCTATCGTCGACGAGCTGCATGCTCACAAAACCCGTGACGTCTGGGACGTTCTGGAGACGGCAACCGGCGCACGTCTGCAATCGCTGCTTTTCGGTATCACCACCGCCGGTTTCAACAAAGAGGGCATCTGCTACGAATTGCGTGATTACGCCATCAAGGTGCTGCGTGGGCTGGTAAAAGACGATACGTTTTTTGCCATTATCTACACCTTAGATGAAGGTGACGATCCCTTTGATGAAAAAGTCTGGCAGAAGGCGAATCCGGGGCTGGGTATCTGTAAGCGCTGGGATGACCTGCGCCGCCTGGCTAAAAAGGCGAAAGAGCAGGTTTCGGCCAGAATTAACTTTTTCACCAAGCACATGAATATCTGGGTTACCGCTGAGTCAGCCTGGATGGACATGATGAAATGGGAGAAATGCGAGTTTATCGCCCCGCAGCACGAACTTAAAACCTATCCTTCCTGGGTGGGCGTTGACCTGTCAAACAAAATTGATATCTGTGCGGCCGCGAAAGTCTGGCGGGCGCCAGATGGCCACGTTCATGCGGATTTCAAATTCTGGCTACCGGAAGGACGCCTTGAGAAATGTTCACGCCAGATGGCAGAGCTCTATCGTAAGTGGGCCGGGATGGACAAGCTGATCCTTACCGACGGTGATGTAATCGACCATGCTCAGATTAAGGAAGAGCTACAGCTGTGGGTTGCTGGCGAGAGCCTGAAAGAAATTGGTTTCGACCCGTGGAGTGCGACGCAGTTCAGCCTTGCGCTGGCAGAAGAAGGGTTGCCGCTGGTGGAAGTGCCGCAGACGGTTCGCAATTTCTCTGAGGCGATGAAAGAGGTCGAAGCGCTGGTATACGGTGGACGCTTCCATCACAGCGATCACCCGGTGATGAACTGGATGATGTCCAACGTAACCGTCAAACCTGACCGGAACGAGAACATTTTCCCGAATAAGTCCACACCAGAGGCCAAAATTGATGGCCCTGCGGCTTTGTTCACAGCAATGAGCCGCGTTCTGGTTAACGGTGGCAACGACCAGCAGGATCTCTCCGGATTCTTCAATAATCCCATCATGGTAGGTTTCTGATGAAAAAAAACAAACGGCCAGGCAGGGTTAAAAGTGCTCTGCTTAACTGGCTTGGTGTGCCTATCAGTCTGACTACCGGCACGTTCTGGGAGGAATGGTTTGGTACCAGCAGCAGCGGTAAGGTGGTAACGGCCGATAAAGCCATCCAGTTATCGGCTGTGTGGGCATGCGTAAGACTGTTAAGCGAGTCTATTTCAACCCTTCCGCTGAAAATATACGTTCGACAGCCTGACGGTTCGCGTAAAGCGGCAACCGATCATCCGGCCTATTCGATACTGTGCCGCCGACCCAATTCAGAAATGACACCATCACGCTTTATGTTGATGGTGGTCGCCAGTATTTGCCTGCGCGGGAACGCCTTCATTGAGAAGAAATTCATCGCAAACCGCCTGGTTTCGCTGGTGCCTTTGCTGCCGCAGAACATGGTGGTTAAACGTCTCGTGACCGGGGCGCTGGAATACAAATACACTGAAAACGGTAACGACCGCGTCATTCCCGTCAAAAACATCATGCACATTCGCGGGTTCGGTCTTGACGGCGTTTGCGGCATGATGCCGATGAAAACAGGCCGGGATGTGATCGGTTCTGCAATGGCGGTTGAGGAGTCTGCTGCGAAGATATTTGAACAGGGGCTTCAGAGTTCAGGTTTTCTCTCCGCTGAGAATGCGCTGTCTGACGAACAACGTGAAAGACTTCGCAGCTACATGGCTGCATTTACCGGTTCAAAAAACGCCGGGAAAATCATGGTGCTTGAAGGCGGATTGAAGTACCAGGGCGTCACCATGAATCCCGAAGACGCCCAGATGCTCGAAAGCCGCTCTTTCAGTATTGAGGAAATCTGCCGCTGGTTCCGCGTTCCGCCCTATATGGTTGGGCATACGACAAAGCAGAGCAGCTGGGCTTCGAGTCTGGAGGGTATGAACCTTCTTTTCCTGACGCACACCCTGCGACCTTTGCTGGTGAACATCGAACAGGAAATTGGACGGTGCCTCCTGGACAGCGATGATGAGGTGTTCGCGGAGTTCTCCGTAGAAGGACTGCTGCGCGCCGACAGCGCGGGCCGTGCTGCTTACTATACCAGCGCGCTCCAGAATGGGTGGATGTCCCGCAATGACGTGCGCCGTCTTGAGAATATGCCACCGATTGAAGGGGGTGACATTTACACCGTTCAGCTCAACCTGACGCAACTGAAAAATCTCGAAAGCAGCAATCCTGCTGTGCAGGCTCTGGCCCTGAGAGAACTGCATAACCACATATTCCCTGACATTTCCTTTGAACAATCTCCGCTGAAACAGGCCGCTTAGGAGCACTTTCCTGATGAGCAAAAAACAACTTCCGGTAGCACCGGCGGGTCGCCCCTGCGCGCGCGTTACCTGTGAAACATTACCGTCCGCACTGGACCGCTGGGACGGCGGGATCAAAGCTGCGGCCACTGACGACAACAGTATTTCTGTTTTTGATGTGATCGGGCAGGACTACTGGGGTGAAGGCGTAACAGCCAAACGTATCGCCGGTGCACTAGGGGCGATGAATGGCGCCGACGTCACGGTCAATATCAACTCCCCTGGCGGTGACATGTTCGAAGGCCTGGCCATCTACAATCTTCTGCGTGAATACGAAGGCCGTGTGACGGTGAAGGTGCTCGGTATTGCCGCCAGCGCCGCCTCGGTCATTGCGATGGCCGGGGATGAAATTCAGATCGGCCGTGGTGCCTTCCTGATGATCCACAACTGCTGGGTCTACGCGATGGGTAACCGCCATGACTTTGCGGAACTGGCACAGTCTCTTGAGCCGTTCGATACCGCTATGGCAGACATCTACGCGGCGCGTTCCGGCCTTGATATGGCAGCCGTTCAGAAACTGATGGATGCCGAGAGTTATATCGGTGGCAGTGACGCTGTGGCGAAGGGACTGGCAGACAGCCTGCTTTCTGCTGATGCGGTCAGTGATGGAGATGAATCACCCGCGGCTGCGCTTCGCAAACTTGATGCGCTGCTGGCTAAAACCAACACCCCGCGCTCTGAGCGCAGAAAACTCATTAAAGCCTTATCCGGTGGCATGCCTGGCGCTGTCACCACCAACGACGGTACGCCGGGCGCTGCCGAAGATATCAAACCTGAAACCCTCAATTCACTTGAAAGCGCTCTTGCGGCGTTAGTCAAATAAGGACCCTTTATGTCTGAAGTAAACGAAATTCTGAAAAAAGTCACTGCCAGCATTGAAGAGGCAACCGGCAAATTCAACGCGAAAGCAGAAGACGCACTCAAAGAGGCGCAGAAGTCAGGCAGGCTGTCAGAAGAAACAAAAGCTGCCGTTGATAAAATGGCTTCTGAGTTCAACGCGCTGCGTGAAGCTGAAAAAACCCTGAAGGCCGCAATGGGCGAACTGGAGCAACATGTTGCCCAGATGCCGCTGGCAAACGCAAAACAGGTTATCGAGTCCGTTGGCCACCAGGTGATCTCCGCTGAAGCCCTGAAAACCTTTGCTTCCAGCGTGGAAGGCGGTAAGCGCATCAGCATCCCGGTTAAGGCCGCCCTGACTTCGGTGGATGTGCCTGATGGTGTCGTGGAGCCACAGCGCCTGCCGGGTATTGATACGGCGCCGAAACAGCGCCTGTTTATCCGCGATCTGATTGCTCCAGGCCGTACGTCCTCCTCAGCTATTTTCTGGGTGCAGCAGACAGGCTTTACCAATAACGCGAAAGTGGTTCCTGAAAATACGCAGAAACCATACAGCGAAATTGAGTTCACGCCGAAAATCACTGGCGTCAGCACCATCGCGCACCTGTTCAAAGCCTCAAAGCAGATCCTGGATGACTTCGCACAGTTGCAGTCCACCGTTGATGCCGAAATGCGCTACGGACTGAAGTATGCAGAAGAGCAGGAAATTCTCTTCGGCGATGGTACCGGCGTTCATCTGCACGGCATCGTTCCTCAGGCGTCAGCGTTCAATCCGGCGTTCACTGTCGAACAGCAGAGCGGGATTGACGATCTGCGTCTGGCGATGTTGCAGGCACAGCTGGCACGCTTCCCGGCATCTGGTCATGTTCTTCACTTTATTGACTGGGCGCGGATCGAGCTGACCAAAGACAGCCTGGGTCGTTACATCCTGGCGAACCCTGCGGCGCTGACTGGTCCGACTCTGTGGGGCCTGCCGGTTGTTGCAACGGAAGCGGCAGCCTTCCAGGGTAAATTCCTGACCGGTGCATTTAACGCTGGTGCGCAAATCTTCGACCGCGAAGATGCGAACGTGGTTATCTCCACGGAGAACGCCGACGACTTCGAGAAAAACATGATCACCATCCGTTGCGAAGAACGTCTGGCGCTGGCTGTGAAACGCCCTGAGGCGTTCGTGTACGGTTCATTCAGCACCGGCGCGGGTAGCTGATAACTATTGCGGCCTTCGGGCCGCTTTTTTCGGGGCAAACAAATGCTTGATCAGAATGTGGTGAAACAGCATTGCCGCATTGATACCGACTTTACGGGTGATGATGCTCTGCTGGAGATTTACGCAGGTGCAGCGGCCCGGTACGTCCAGACTTGGACACGCCGAACGCTCTATGAAAAGGAAAGCAGCCCTGGCTACGCTGACGACCCGGACTCGATACTGCTCAATGATGATGTGAAGGCAGCCATGCTACTGCTTATCGGTCACTGGTATGCAAACCGGGAATCCGTGTCCATCGGGCAAACCGTTGCAGAGGTCCCGCTTGCAGTTGAAGCCCTGCTTCAGCCATACCGAATTTACGGAGTGTAGGAGGGGTTATGCAGGCCGGAAGACTGAGAGACAGGGTGGTGGTTCAGAACCTCACAACATCCAGAGATCCTTCTGGCCAGCCTGTTGAAGCATGGCATGACGGCGCAGAAACCTGGGCAGAAGTAAAGGGCATTAGTGGCCGCGAGCTGGTAGCCGCTGGTGCTGAAACCGCAGTCGCCACTATCAGGGTATGGACACGATTTCGTAGCGATATAACTGCTGCGTCCAGACTCAGGGTTATGACTGGCGCGTTCAAGGGGGCCATTTTGAATATCATTGGTCCGCCAATCCCTGACTCTCGCGGTGTTCAGCTCGAAATTCTTTGCAAACAGGGTACCGAAAAATGATTGAGACGAGCCTCGATTTTTCCGGGCTGAATGACATCGCAAAGGATCTGGAGGCGCTTAGCCGCGCTGAAAACAACAAGGTTCTGCGTGATGCCACGCGCGCTGGCGCCGAAGTGCTTAAGGAAGAAGTGATCGCCCGCGCGCCGGTGCGTACCGGGAAACTGAAAAAAAACGTGGTGGTAGTGACCCAAAAAAGCCGCCGCCGCGGGGAAATTTCTTCCGGTGTCCACATTCGTGGTGTTAACCCGCGCACCGGGAACAGCGATAACACGATGAAGGCGAATAACCCGAGAAACGCCTTTTACTGGCGATTCGTTGAACTGGGCACCGCGAACATGCCTGCACATCCGTTTGTGCGACCCGCTTACGATACGCGCGAGGAAGAGGCCGCCAGCGTCGCCATTGCCAGGATGAATCAGGCTATTGATGAGGTACTGAGCAAGTGAATGAAGATAATATCTACGCCTTGCTTTCTACCCTGGCAGAGGGACGGGTATACCCCTATGTTGCGCCATTAGGTAGTGACGGGAAACCGTCTGTCTCTCCACCCTGGATTATCTTTTCCATCGTCGATGATGTTTCCGCTGACGTGCTGTGTGGCCAGGCAGAGAGCAGGGTTTCCGTTCAGGTCGATGTGTATTCCACTTCGATCGCTGAATCACGATCCCTGAGAGATTTGGCGCTCGCTTCGCTTGAGCCGTTAAACCCTACAGAGGTGGTAAAAATCCCCGGGTACGAGCCGGATTATCGGCTCTTCCGTGCCACCCTGGATTTTAAAGTTACCCCCTGACAATTAATTCACCCAACGAACCCGCCTGATGGCGGGTTTTCTTTTTCCAGGAGACAGCTATGTCTGCACTTTATGAAAAATCGCAGCTGACGAAGATCCTTATTTCCTCCCTGCCAGCCACCAAAGAAACGATGGATTCCGCAACCTTCCTCGATCTGAGTTGCACCATCAAAGAAATTCAGTTCACCGGTGGTCAGAAGCAGGATATCGACGTAACAACACTTTGCTCTACCGAGCAGGAGAACATCAACGGCCTGCCTTCTCCGTCAGAAATCTCTCTGTCCGGCAACTTCTACAAGAATCCGGCGCAGGACGCCTTGCGTGAGGCGTATGACAACGATACGACCTACGCTTTCCAGGTCATTTTCCCGTCCGGCAAAGGCTTTAAGTTCCTGGCTGAAATCCGCCAGCACACCTGGTCTTCAGGTACCAACGGCGTAGTGGCGGCAACGTTCTCCCTGCGCCTGAAAGGTAAGCCTGAAAACATTGAGTCTGGCTCCTGAGAGGTCTCATGAAGAATATTAAAAATCTCGCCCTGGCTAAGATGTCGGGATTTCGTCATAAGACGGTCGCCGTTCCTGAGTGGGAAGGCGTCAAAGTGGTTCTTCGTGAGCCGTCAGGTGAAGCCTGGCTGCGTTGGCAGGAAGTGGTGAAAACGGGTGCTGATGATGAAAATGTGTCGGTATCGGAAAAGGCACACCGTAATCTTTGCGCTGACGTGGTGCTCTTCATTGACGTTCTGTGTGACACCGATAAGCAACCGGTATTCAGCGTAGACGAAGAAGAGCAGGTGCGTGAAATCTACGGCCCCGTCCATTCACGCCTGCTCAAACAGGCGCTTGACCTGATCAACAACGCGGACGAAGCGCGGGAAAAGTCTCAACCCCCGGCGTAAAGTTTCTGATGTCGCTTGCGCTCCGGATGGGGCGCACGCTCTCAGAGCTTCGGCAGAATATGACGGCAAGCGAGCTTCTGATGTGGATTGAGTACGACAGGCAAAGTCCGGTTGGCGATATCCGTGGCGACATTCAGGCCGCCCAGCTCGTCTCTGCCATCTACGGCTCTCAGGGGGCAAAAGTACCGCTGGACGATGCGATCCTGCGCTGGGGTGGTGACGAGCAATCAGCACCGAAGGATCCGTTTGCAGGGCTTGAGGCTGCTTTATCAAACGCAGCGGCAACTAATTAAATGCTAAAGTCAAAAAATAGAATTTCGAATTTCCTTTGCTCACGTTTATGTATTTTAATAACCTCCTTACTTCTGGAGGTGTGAAAATGAAAAAGGTAGTTGGTATTTTATTAGTTATGTTCGCCGTTACTGGATGTAAATCTTTAGACTCAGTTAGGGCTACAAAGCCTGTAAACATTGGGGGATCTGATAAGAGCGTTAACTCATTCTCATCATGTGTTTCTGGGAAATTGGCTGGAAATGGAACACCAGTAACTTCCTTGCCGCTTGAAAATGGCATAAGCATACTCGTCCCTCAGGCAATGGGGGGTTATGACGTAGTTCTTGACGTAACAGAAAATAATGGGAAAACAAGTTACGTGCTCTACGAAAGAGTGCCCTCAATGACATCCGACTCATATGAGAAAACGGTATTATCTTGTAGATAAGAAAACATAGATAAAACAGACCCGCTCCGGCGGGTTTTTTTCGCCTGGAGAAATGTGATGGCAACATTACGTGAATTGATTATTAAAATTTCCGCTAACTCGCAATCATTCCAGACGGAAATTTCCCGCGCCTCACGTATGGGGCAGGATTATTACCGCACCATGCAGAATGGCGGTCGTCAGGCCGCCGCTGCCGCCAGAGAGAGCGAAAGGGCGCTCTCTGATTTGACTGCCGGATTTGCATCTGCTGGAAGGGCTGCTGCCGCAGCTACGGCAGCTTTTGCAACGGGTAAAATTGTGCAGATTGCTGATGAGTGGAACTCCGTAAACGCTCGTCTTAAACAGGCATCATCTTCTGCTGATGATTTTGCCGCTTCACAGCGTCAGTTAATGGAAATCAGCCAAAGAACCGGCACGGCGTTTTCCGATAACGCAAACCTTTTTTCTCGCGCAGCTGCCTCAATGCGCGAGTACGGGTATAGCTCTGACGAAGTTCTGAAAATTACCGAAGCTGTCTCTACCGGCCTAAAACTTTCCGGGGCTAACACTCAGGAGGCGAGCTCTGTTATTACTCAGTTCAGCCAGGCGCTCGCACAAGGCGTTCTTCGTGGTGAAGAATTTAATGCCGTTAACGAAGCCGGTGATCGGGTAATCCGCGCTCTGGCTGCGGGAATGGGTGTAGCCCGTAAAGACCTCAAGAGCATGGCTGACCAGGGACAGCTTACGATCGATAAGGTTGTCCCAGCTTTAATGAGCCAGTTAGGAGCATTGCAGGGCGAATTTGCCAGCATGCCACAAACGGTTTCCGGATCCCTTCAAAAAGTAACTAACTCATTCATGGCCTGGGTGGGCGGTGTAAACCAGGCAACCGGTGCTACTGATGCGTTGTCTGGCGGATTGGATAATGTTGCCCAAACGCTTGATTCTTTTACTTCATCAGCAGTGAGCGGCGCGCTGAATGACGTTGCTGACAATATGTCAACAATTACAACAGTCGCTGGGGCGCTTGTTGGTGTTGGGTTGGCAAGATACCTCAGCGGAGTTGTAACCAGCGCCAGTAGCGCAACAGGTGCGCTAATTTCAGCTGCGAAATCAGAGGTTGCCCTTGCTGTCGCGCAGGATAAAGCGGCTCAGTCTGCTGTTGCAGCTTCAAGGGCAGAAGTTTATCGAGCCCAGCAAGCTGTTCAAAGATCGCGAAGTGCAGATGTTCAGGCCGCTCAGCAAGAAAAAATTGCGGCAGCGGAAGCCAAAGTCACAGCAGCTCAAGCCAGGCTGACCACTGCTCTTGCAAGTGGCTCCGCCACAGAAAAAGTCAGGGCCAGAACTGCGCTTGAGCGTGCGCAGGCAGGGCTGGTGGCTGCAAAAAATGCCGACGCTCAGGCTATTGCTGAAAGACGACTGGCTTCTGCGGAGGCAGCCAGAGACAGGAATCTGGCAAATCGCGTCTCCACCCAGCGAAATCTCAACAATGTAACCTCAGTTGGTACTCGCCTGATGAGTGGTGCACTTGGTCTCATCGGCGGAATACCGGGTTTGGTCATGTTGGGTGCTGGTGCCTGGTATGCGGTCTATCAAAATCAGGAGCAGGCCCGTCGTTCGGCGCAGGAATACGCCACCACGATTGATGAAGTCAGTAAAAAGTCGAAGGCAATGTCTTTGCCTGAAGCTTCAGACAATGCTGAGAAAACGCGCGCAGCATTGAATGAGCAGAACAGGCTGATAGATGAACAAAAGAGCAAGATAGAAAATCTGAAAGAGCAGATAGCTGGTTATCAGTCAGTGATCAGTAATCCCGGTCCAACGACCAGCGGTGGTTTCATGATTAACCACCTGACATCTTTGGATACCGTGACCCGTGGACTGGCTACAGCCACTGAACAGTTATCTGTTGAGCAGGAAAGGCTTGCCCAGATGCAGGAGAAATCTGCCTCTATCCAACAGGTTCTTGAAGGTCTTGAGCATCGGCGTGTGACGCTAATTCGGGAGGAGGCGGCGAATCAGAACCGGGCTTATCAATCACTTCTGTTGATGAATGGGCAGCACGATGAACTTAATCGATTACTCGGCCTGGGTAACCAACTCCTTATGGCGCGTCAGGGGCTGGCTAACGTCCCGCTCAGACTTCCTCAGGCCGACCTCGACAAAAAGCAAACCGATGCCCTCGAAAAGAGCCGCCGGGATCTGGAGTTGTCACGCCTGAAGGGTGAAGCAAAAGAGCGCCTGCGACTGAGTTATGCAGCCGATGACCTGGGGTTAACCAGTGATCCGCAATTCCAGACAGGCCGTCAGGAGTTGATTAATAACGGTCTTGCTGAATGGCGGAATAATGAGGCCAACAAACCTAAGGCGAAGGGCGGTAAAACCGAAGGCGAGAAAACCGAGGATGTGTATAAGCGCCTTATCAAGCAGCAAAAAGAGCAGATTGCCCTGCAAGGTCAGAATACTGAGCTGGCGAAGGTTAAATACCAGGTCAGCCAGGGGGAACTTGCTTCTCTGACGGAAGCCCAGAAAAAGACGGTATTGCAGAATGCTGCACTGATTGACCAGGTTAAATTGCGTGAGCAACTGCGAAATTACGAAGCCAACCTTGCCGACAGTAACGCCAGCGCCCGCGCAGCCAATGAAGCGCAACTGCTGGGATACGGGCAGGGAACCAGGTTCCGTGAAAGACTTCAGGAGCAGTTCAATCTGCGTAAGGAGTTTGAGCAGAAGAATACCGATCTTCTCCGCCAGCGTCAGGCTGGTGAAATCGACGAGACGTTCTATCAGCAGGGGCTGGCACTTAATAAGCGCTACCTCGAAGAGCGCCTGCGCGACCAGGAGGGATATTACGCAGCTTCTGATGCGCAGCGTGACGACTGGATGACGGGACTGTCTGAGGGTTATGCGAACTGGGTGGACGAAGCCACTGATTATTCTTCCATGGCCGCTGACGGCATGAAGCAGGCCATGGGTGGCGCGGTCACCACGATCACCGACATGCTCAATGGCAACGTTGACAGCTGGAAGGACTGGGGCGTGAGCGTACTGAAGATCATCCAGAACGTTCTGGTGAACATGGCTGTTGCTAATGGCGTCAGCTCAATTGGATCACTGTTCAGTTTTGGCGCCTCGTCAGCCGCAACCGCCAGCAGCGGTACCGCTATTCAGAATGCCGGCGCGAACTTTACCTTTAATGCGAAGGGTAATGTTTACGACTCTCCGTCCCTGAGCGCTTACAGCAATGGCGTTTTTCAGACGCCTCAGCTGTTTGCTTTTGCCAAAGGCGCAGGGGTTTTTGCCGAGGCTGGTCCGGAAGCCATTATGCCGCTTACGCGCGCCGCTGATGGTTCGCTGGGCGTTCGGGCAGTTGGTACTCCGCAGGTCTCCGGCGGTGTGCCTTCAGTTAACTTCGGCGATATCAATATTCAGGGTGGATCACCACAGGCAGCCAGTCAGGGAACCGCCGGCGCCGCTGGCAGACAACTGAAAGATGCCATCACTGGCGTCATTAACGAACAGGCCAGCATGCAGGGCTCGCCTCTGTGGCGATTAATCAAGGGAGTTTAACCATGGCAGTCGAAACCTTCAGCTGGTGCCCAAAGGTTGCCTCTCAGGTTGATACAAGTTTTCGTACCCGAAAGGCGCAGTTTGGCGATGGCTATACACAGGTGGCCGGGGACGGCATCAACCCGGTAACACCTCAGTGGAGCGTGAGCTTTACCGGCGACGAGGCTTACATTCAGGCCATTAAAAACTTTCTGAACAGACATGCAGGGTGGAAGTCATTTATCTGGAAGCCGCCGCTTGAGCCTTCAGGTTTATGGCGCGCGGAATCCTTCCAGATATCTACCCACGGCAACAAAAAATACACCCTCAGCAGCACATTCATACAGGCATGCCATCCATGAGTATTTCATCTGATGTCCAGAAACTGGAACCGGGTAAGCGCGTCCGCCTGATCGAGGTAGACGGCTCAGCGTTCGGTGCGGGTATTCTTCGCTTTCACAACGAGACAATCCCGCATACCGAGGCGGAAATCATCGCCGCAGGCGGCGACGAGTCAAAACTTGAGCCGAAGTCGGTGTGGTGGCAGGGGCAGGAGTATGGCGCGTGGCCGTATGAACTGACCGGCATATCTGTAAGCAGTGACGGCCAGAGTTCACGGCCGTCTCTCACCGTGGCAAACATCAGCGGTACGATTGGCGCGCTGTGCCGAAGGTTTCAGGGGATGGCTAAAGCAAAGGTGATCATCCATGACACCTTCGCCCACTACCTGGACGCAAGAAATTTTCCTGACGGGAACCCGACTGCGAATCCCAACGAGGAGCGCAAACAGGTTTATTACATCGACCGTAAATCAGGATCGGACGATGAAACCGTAGAGTTTGAGCTTTCCAGTCCAGCCGATCTGCGCGGGCAACTTATTCCGACCCGGCAAATTCAGCCAATGTGCACGTGGTGCATGCGGGGCTGGTACAAAACCGGGAACGGCTGCACCTACGCCGGGCAAAACGGCTGGTTCGATAAAGACGGCAACCGGGTGGACGATCCCTCACAGGATGTTTGCTCCGGACTGCTGTCAACGGGCTGCAAACCTCGTTTCGGAGAGAATGAGCAGCTGGATTATGGCGGGTTCCCTGGGGCTTCACTTCTGAGAGGATAATCATGCGCGAGAAAACAGTTAGCGCCATTCTGGCGCATGCCGCCGCATCCTTCCCCGAGGAGTGCTGTGGCGTGGTTATTCAGAAGGGGCGGGTGGAGAAATACATCCCCTGCAAAAATAATGCTGAGTCGCCGACTGAGCAATTTGAACTTAATCCTGAGGATTATGCGGCCGCCGAAGAGCAGGGCACTGTGGTGGCGATCGTCCACAGCCATCCCGGCGACGGGGCAACAACTCAGCCGAGCGAGCTCGACATGCTGATGTGTGATGCCACGGAACTGCCCTGGATTATTGCATCGTGGCCGGAGGGCGACATTCGCACCGTCATGCCTCGCGGAGACCGTCCCCTCACAGGGCGCCAGTTTGTACTCGGGTTTGCAGACTGCTGGTCTCTCATCATGGACTATTACCGCATCGAGCACGGCATTGAACTGCCCAACTACAGCGTAGATCGCCACTGGTGGGAGCAGGGTGAAAACCTCTATATGGATAACTGGCAGGAATGCGGTTTCCGTGAGTACGACGGTCCCGCTCAGCCAGGTGACATGGTTATCATGCAGGTTCAGTCCACCGTCCCGAACCATGCCGGGATTTTGCTTGATGGCAACATGCTACTGCATCACATGTATGGCCAGCTAAGCCAGCGTATTCCCTACGGTGGCTATTACCGTGACCGTACCATCAAAATTCTGCGTTATAAGGATTTGATGTAATGGAAAGAAAAACAGTTATCAAACTCAGCGGCTCAATGGCTCAGCGATTTGGCAGGACACATCGCCGTGCACTAACGTCCGCCAGCGAAGTTTTCAGGGCGCTTTCTAACACCATTGCCGGCTTTGATGCTTATCTGCGTGAAGCTCGGGCAAAGGGACTGGATTTTGTTATTTTCCGGGATCGTCGCAATATCGGGCACGAAGAGTTTGAACTCCTGGGGCCGGGTGATGAGTTAAGAATAATCCCTGTGATAAGGGGTAGTAAAAGAGCTGGAGTTTTCCAGGCGTTGCTCGGAACGGCTCTGGTCGCTGCTGCCATATGGATGCCGGGAGTTAGTATCGCAGCAAGTAACCTCATGTTTTCCGTTGGTGCCGCAATGGCCGTTGGCGGTGTAGTGCAAATGCTCTCTCCTCAGGTTTCAGGTCTGCGAATGCGTCAGGAACCTGATAACAAACCCTCCTATGCGTTTGGTGGTCCCGTTAACACGACGGCATCTGGCAATCCCGTCCCCCTGCTTTATGGGCAACGGGAAATTGGCGGCGCCATTATATCCGCCGGGGTTTATGCAGAAGATCAGCAATAAACCAAACCACGTACTGCAAGCCACCTGACGGTGGCTTTTTTATGGACGCGATATGACGACGACAATCATCAAAGGCCGCGGTAAAGGTGGCAGCAATCAGACCCGAACACCCATTGAAGCACCGGACAGCATTCAGTCCATTGCAAGGGCAAAGGTGCTGATTGCGCTTGGAGAGGGTGAGTTCGCTGGCGGGCTTGATGGTAAAAACATTTTTCTTGGTGACTCATCTTCCTACACGCCTCTTCAGAACGCCGACGGAAGTTATAACTTCAATAATGTGAAATATGAGTTCCGTTCCGGTACTCAGGACCAGGACTACATTCAGGGCTTCCCCGGCATTGAAAACGAACTTCAGGTTTCATACGAGCTGAAACAGGCTGTGCCGTACGTGCGCGCGGTATCCAACACGCAGCTCTCTGCGCTGCGAATTCGCCTGGGATGGCCAACTCTTTTACTCCAGAAAAACAACGGCGATAAAGTCGGCACCCGCGTAGAGTATGCTATCGATCTGTCGGTCGATGGCGGGCCGTATGAAACGGTGGTTAACGGTGCTGTTGATGACAAAACCACGTCGCTTTATGAGCGCAGTCACCGCGTCAATCTTCCGAAAGCCTCGACTGGATGGCAGTTGCGGGTTCGCAGAATCACGCCGGATTCCACGAGCGTGAATATCGTCGACACCATGCGCGTTGTGGCCGTTACTGAAATTATTGACGCCAAACTTCGCTACGTTAACACAGCGCTGCTGTATGTAGAGTTTGACGCAAAGCAGTTCCCTAATGGCATTCCTCAGGTTGTGTGCAATCCGAAAGGGCGAATCATCCGTGTACCTGATACTTATGATCCCGAAACCCGCACCTATTCTGGTACATGGGAGGGCGTATTTAAATGGGCGTGGACGGATAACCCTGCCTGGATTTATTACGACATCATTCTGAACGAGCGCTTCGGGCTGGGTCAAAGAATCGATGCGACTCAGATAGACAAATGGGAACTTTATCGCATCGCCCAGTATTGCGATCAACTGGTACCAGACGGCAAGGGCGGTAGCGGTACGGAGCCTCGTTTTCGTTGCAACGTTTATATCCAGGACCGTAATGACGCCTGGACCGTACTTCGTGATCTGGCGGGTATATTTCGCGGCATGACGTACTGGGGCGACAATAAGATGTATGTCCTGGCTGATATGCCACGGGATGTGTGGCACATCTATAACCACGCCAGCGTTGTTGAAGGAAAATTTACCTTTGCGGATCCTAGTGAAACCACCCGAAACACTGCCGCGCTGGTGAACTGGTCAGACCCTGCCAACCACTATAAAGACACGCCTGAGCCTGTTTACGATAACGATCTGGCCATGCGCTTCGATTATCGTCAGCTCGAAATGACGGCGATCGGCTGCACCAGGCAGTCAGAGGCAAACCGGCGGGGGCGCTGGGCGCTGCTCACTAACGGTATCGGCGAGGTGGTTACCTTCAGCACGGGCATGGACGTTCCACCTGTCGGGGAGGTGATCGGCGTGGCTGCTAACGAGCTGGCCGGAAGAACTATCGGCGGCAGGGTGAGTGCAGTTAACGGCCGCAGCATAACCCTCGATCGTGCCGCTGATGTGAAGGCCGGGAACCGGCTGTTTTTGAATCTTCCATCAGGCACAGCTCAGGCCAGAACCGTCCAGGCCGTTAACGGAAACACAGTCACTGTCACCACACCCTACAGCGAAACGCCGGAGGCTGAATGTAACTGGGGTGTGGACTCTGACGATCTGTTTATAGCACTTTTCCGTGTTACGGGAACGCGGGACAACAACGACGGCACTTTCGAAGTCACCGGGACGACTTACAACCCTGACATCTATTCCGCCGTTGATACCGGCGCAAGACTTGACGAGCGGCCAGTCAGTGTCATTCCACCTGGGGTTCAGGCTCCACCAGGAGATATTGTCGTAGACAGTTACTCTACGGTTAACCAGAACATTGCGATTACCACTATGCGCGTTGCCTGGGATTCTGTTCAGGGTGCAGTTGCGTACGAGGCGGAATGGCGGCGTGACAGCGGCAACTGGATTAGTGTGCCCCGAACGTCTTCTCTCGGCTTTGAAGTGCAGGGTATCTACTCGGGTCGCTATCTGGTCCGTGTCAGGGCGGTGAACGCCAGCGACGTTTCATCAGTATGGGCAACATCATCAGAAGTAAATCTTACGGGTAAAGTGGGCAATCCGCCGAAACCGGTCGGCTTCATCGCTTCTGATAATGTGGTTTTCGGTATCGAGCTTAGCTGGGGATTCCCGGCGAATACCGACGACACGCTGAAGACGGAAATTCAGTACAGCCCGACCGGGACGGAAGACGATGCGATGCTGCTGGCAGACGTACCCTATCCGCAGCGCAAGTATCAGCAGATGGGCCTTAAGGCAGGGCAAATTTTCTGGTACCGCGCGCAGCTGGTGGACCGCAGCGGAAACGAATCAGGGTATACAGAGTTTGTGCGCGGGCAGGCCAGCATCGATGTATCCGATATCACCGATGCCATTCTGGAGGACATGAAAGGCTCCGATACGTTCAAAGACCTGATCGAGAACGCGGTGGACAGCAATGAAAAAATTGCTGGCATGGCTGACGACATCAAACAGGCCAACGACGAACTGGCGCAACAGGCGCAGGAAATCGCCAAAAACGCCCAGGATATCGGGAAAGTTCAGACCAGCGTTACAAACCTGTCGAGCACGGTCGGAGATGTGTCTTCTTCTCTGAGCGAGCTTGAGCAGACAGTGGCGACGGCCGATACCGCGCTGGGTCAGCGCATCGATAACATCAGCGTGTCTGTGGACGGCATGGCGGGTGGAGTGAAGAACTCCGCCATCGCGATTATTCAGGGCAATCTGGCGCAGGTGGCGGCGCGCAAAACGCTGTCTGCATCCGTCGCTGGTAACAGCGCGCAGCTGGACCGCATTGATGAGGTGATCGTCAACGAGAAGGAGGCAACGGCGCGTTCGCTGCTGAGTTTGCAGACTGACGTGAACGGCAACAAGGCATCCATCAACAGCCTGAACCAGACGTTCTCGGACTATCAACAGGCTATGGCCACGCAGGTAAACGGCATCACGGCGACCATCAACGGGCATACGTCAGCCATTACCACTAACGCTCAGGCCATCGCGAACGTTAATGGTGATCTGAAAGCGATGTATAACATCAAGGTTGGCGTCGCCAGCAATGGACAGTATTACGCCGCAGGGATGGGGATCGGCGTTGAGAACACGCCATCCGGCATGCAGTCACAGGTCATCTTCCTGGCTGACCGCTTCGCCGTAACGCACCAGGCCGGAGCCACGGTGACCCTTCCGTTCGTTATCCAGAACGGGCAGGTAATTATCAGGGATACGGTAATAGGTGATGCCACTATCACGCGAGCGAAACTAGCTGAAACCATCAGCTCGGTTAACTACGTTCAGAACCAGGCTGGCCTGTCTATAAACTTTAGGACGGGCACGCTTGAAAACTACGGTTCAACCGCGGGGGAAGGGGCGATGAAGCAGACTAATCAGACGATCAGTGTCAAGGATGCCAACAATGTGTTGAGGGTGCAGATCGGGAGAATCACGGGAACATGGTAACGGGAGGCCTCTTACGGGGCCTCTTTGTTTTTCAGGAGAACTGGATGGCGGAATATGGTGTTCAGACATGGGACGCATCAGGCAAGGTAAACAACTATGGCGTTAAGCCTGTCAGCGTTTGTGGCTATCTCCAGCTGGCCCAGAACCAGAAAACAGGCTCTTACACCGTAGCGCTTCCACCGGGTTGCAGGCTGACCTATTTTCAGAGCATGAACGGCGATCAGTTTGGTACGAGTCGGAGGAAGATCACCATTTCGGGGGGAACCGCGACAGTGTCATCAGCAGGCGATACCGACTACTCAGCAGGGACTGAGCCTGCGGCAGCGGCTTATCTCATTTTCCAGATCGAGAGGGCATAAATGGCGGAGTATGGCGTTTTACTGACGACCACGAGCGGGGAAGTATGGGTGACCGCGAATAGCTCGCCAATCGCTCTACAGGCGCGAAAGACAGCGGCACTTCAGGGAACATCGGGGTTCAATACCAAAGTGACGCATACATTCCCCGCAGGTCAGCCCGTTGTCGCCTTCGTTCATTGTACGGTTGAGGTCGAAATCACTCAGACGATAAGCGGGAACACCATCACGATTGATTTTCTCAGACCGAATGCAACCGGCACAGCATACGTTTATTTTTTCTCTATTTTCCCACAGACAAAGCCAGACTACGGGCTGGCCGTGTGGGATGCTTCAGGGACGCTGATTTTAACAAACGAAACGCGCACGCTGAGCGATGTTGTCACCCTCGGTACCGCCGGGGTGGATGCCAGCTCAGGATACAACATCAATACAACTCTGGCGGGGAAGTGGGCCTGTATGCCTGCCATGCTGGGGCTAATTACCGGGGTTGTATCGGCCGGCGGTCAGCCTCAGCCCTACTCGGCCATATACAAGAGCATGGCAAAGCTTGAGGGAAGCAATACGCGAATATTCGCCAGGCCGCAGACAACCCCCGGCGGCAACCTTCAGAACGTCGCGTATTCGAATCTGAGGAACGTGATTATGGCCATTAACTGCGCCAATTATGATTGATCGTTTTTAGCGATCAATTTTGAATAATTGATCTATCAAATCAATTATATCCCGTTGATTCATATTGTTATTGTGTAGCTTCATGAATGCCCTGGGATATAACCACTATGAAAAATATGATTCTTTGCCTGGCGGTAGCGGTATTGCTCTCCGGTTGCGCTGGCGTTATTGAGAAGCAGCAACCCGTATGCACCGGAACAGCCCTGGTCGGCGGGCAGGAAAGCAGCGTCCAGATCTACGGAGTCCGTAAACAAAACAATCAGACGCAGTACCGCGCCGGTTATCCCTTTAACTGGACCTGGGTAAGCGCCAACACGTTCACCAGCACCACCTGCCAATAACTAATTCTGTCTCAAAACAAACCTCGCTCCGGCGGGGTTTTTTATTGCCTGGAGAAAATATGCTTTATAACACTGGCACCATCGCCATTAACGGAAATACAGCCACCGGCACCGGCACGAACTGGACGGCACCGGCCAGCCAGATTCGGGTTGGCCAGACGTTATTTGTTCTTTCTAACCCGGTACAGATGTTTCAGATCACGGCCATCAACAGTGCGACGTCACTGACGGTTACGCCTGCCGCGTCTCCGGCGTTGAGCGGCCAGAAGTACGGCATTCTTGTTACTGATAGTCTCTCGGTCGACGGACTGGCGCAAAGCATGTCTCAGCTCATCAACGAGTATGACGAGAACATCGGCGCCTGGGAGACGTTCGCCACCACCTCAGCAAACCAGAACATCACCGTTACCATCAACGGCACTCGTGTAACCATTCCGGCGATCGGTAAGCTGGCGCAGAAGGGGAGTAATGGAGCTATCCCGATTGGGCAGGGCGGGACCGGCGCAACGAATTACGCTGACGCTCGCTCAAACCTCGGTTTGGGAAGTAGTGCCACGAAGGACGTTGGAACAGCCGCAGGAAACGTCATGCAGGTAGGCGCATTCAACCTTGGCGCTATCCAGGGGGACGGTCCAACCCTCGATAATATGGACGGGTTCACGCCTACCGGATTTACCTCACATCAAAATGATGGTCTGACTCAGTTGGGCCTGACATCGAATACGGGACTAACTTCCATCATTCTCAATCGGGGCAACAGGCCAACCAGAATACATCAGGCATACTCTCTACGTCGTACCTGGTTTTCATATTACAGCGGGAGCGCATGGGCCTATCATGAAGCTTACACTACTGGTAATACGACAAAATCAAGTGATGGCACACTGAAGGCAGCGTCTCCTGTTGCCCGTATCGTAGCGAGCCAGGAAGCGTGCCAGCGCGCCGATATAGCGGAGGATGGTTTTGACTGGTGCGGCTGCGGTACGGCGAATACCGAAGCTGAAGGAATCAAAATTTCCCGGCTCGATGTGGGAGTTTATGTGCTGATAGGTTCGGCAGGCCTGGCGTCTGAGGGATGGCAGTTACTGCCGCCAATGGACCCGGGTGGAATGGGAGAACTGGGTGTTGTTGAAGCAGAGCAGACAGAAAGCGGTGGGCTGACGATTCGGCTTTTTAAGCGGAAATACATACTCAACGAAGAAGGCGAAATTGTTAAAACGAAAGGGGCTCCTATAGATGTTCCTGCCAACAGCTGGATCGACGTTCGCCTCGATATGCCAGAGGATAGCATCTGGAAAACAAGAGCTTCCGAGGCTTCTCTTGAACTGACAGAGCAGCCTGAGGACATTCAGCCTTAAAAATTAATAGGCGAACCCAAATTGATCTGCATCCCATTTGAAACTACTGTATATAAACACAGTATTAAAGGGAGTGCAGATTATGCCCCGAATTTCAGATATTCAGGCCGCCTTTATTGCGGCCATAGAGCTTAACCCAAAGGGCTACCGCTACCTGAGAACAGACAGCTTTATAGAAAAGTTGCGTGGTTTTAACTGGCACTTCACCCGAGCCGACGCCAATGCATGGATAGAGCGCAATCAGCCAGGCTTCGCTGACAAGACGACAGACGGTAGCGATAACCGGTACTGGATCCTGAGAAACATGGGGAGGGTCCTCTGATGGGATTTGCATCACCTGCGACCGATTACGTCGAACGCCAACTTTCTCCATCCGTTCTGTGCAACATAGGGGCAGAAAGCAGGGTGCTTGAAACAGATGTTGGGTTTGCAGTCATTGAGCCAGCCACGAAAAAAAGGCCAGGAGATGTATTGTTAATTTTGTGCGACGGCCACACGCAGTTTGCAAAACTGATGGGTAAGTCATTGATCACGGATGATGGCGAGGCAATAGAGGGAACCGCTCTGGAAGGGGTGGAAGTGTTGGGCAGAGTGACATTCTTCATCAATCGTGCATTAGATGATGATTGCCCTGCAATATAGATAAATTTCCCCATGCTTCACTGACGAATAACCAGCCATAAGCGGCTGGTTTTTTTGTGTGGTTTTGGTCGGCACGATAGGATTTTTCCTCCATCGCATGATGGCCATCCTTAAAGCTCAAAGGAAGTTTTGCATTATCACTTCTTCAAAATCGCATTCCCCAAAATAAAAGCTAAGCGAATGAAAAATATAGTGAAAATTAAGAATGAAAATGCAATAAAATCAGCCAGAAAAACATGGTTAACTGGCTGATTAATAACATTTAATTGGAGGTTGTAGAACTCTGCTTCTGGAACAGTTCCCGGAAGACCGGATAGATGTCATCCTGGTCACGAATGTGCTGCATCGCAAAGTTATCAAACATCGCTTGCAGATGCTCATACTCACGCCATAGCGTCTGGTGGGCGCGACGGGTAATTTCAATGTAGCTGTAGTAACGCACCACCGGCAGGATCTTCTTCGCCAGAATTTCATGACACAGCGGCGAGTCATCCGCCCAGTTATCGCCATCCGATGCCTGCGCGGCGTAGATGTTCCACTGCGCCGGATCGTAGCGCTCCTTCACTACCTCATCCATCAGCTTCAGGGCGCTCGACACGATGGTGCCACCGGTCTCCTGCGAGTAGAAGAACTCATGTTCATCCACCTCTTTCGCCTGAGTGTGATGGCGGATGTAGACCACCTCCACGTTCTTATACGTTCTGCTCAGGAACAGATAGAGCAGAATATAAAAACGCTTAGCCATATCCTTGGTGGCCTGATCCATTGAACCTGACACGTCCATCAGGCAGAACATCACCGCCTGGCTGGAAGGCTCAGGGCGTTTTTCGTAGTTCTTGTAGCGCAGGTCGAACGTGTCGATAAACGGCACCCGGTCGATCTTCGCCCGCAGTTTGGCAATCTCTTTTCGCAGGCGCTCCTCTTCCAGCAGTTGCGCCGGTTCCGTGTTTTCCACTACTTTCAGGCTGGTTTCCAGCTCGCGCAGTTCGCGCCGTTTGCCTGCCGTCATCGCCGTGCGTCGCGCCAGCGAGTTTTGCAGTGAACGCACCACGCTGATGTTGGCGGGCACCCCATTTGCGGTATAGCCCGCACGATGGGTTTTGTATTCGTTGAGTTGACGGTGCTGATTCTTTCTCAGATTCGGCAGGGCCAGATCCTCAAACAGCAGATCGAGATATTCGTCTTTTGAAATCTGGAAGACAAACTCATCCTGGCCTTCTCCGTCCTGGCTGGCTTGCCCCTGACCGCTGCCAGAACCGCCGCCTCCGCCTTGGGGACGCTCGATTCTGTCATTCTGGACGAAGTGGTCATTACCTGGGTGTACACGATGGCGAAGGCCGCCACGCCCCTGATGAAACATCGGTTCGCTGATGTCATCGTTGGGGATGGAGACGGATTCGCCGCTGTCGACGTCGGTCACCGAGCGTTTGTTGATGGCCTCGGAGATCGACTGTTTAATTTGCGCTTTATAACGGCGCAAGAAGCGCTGGCGATTCACCGTGCTCTTGTTTTTGCCGTTAAGACGCCGGTCAATAAACCAGGTCAT